CCACACATCCTGGTGCTCGGTCTCGCCCCAGAGTTCGTTCTGCTCGATCAGCCAGCTTTCCTGGCGAACGCCAAAGCCCCTGATCACATAGACCAGCCGGTTCTTCTGCACGTCGACGCCCGCGGTCAGCAGCAGCACACCCGCAGGGATGTCGCGGGACCGGTAAGGCAATCGAAGCCGCGCGACATCAGCCCATTCGGGCGCATCGCCGCCGGCCGGCGCCCATAATTCACCGAAGCCGCCATTGATGACGGTCTGCACCTCCTCCTGGTCGCCGGAGTTCAGCGCCTCGACATAGCGGCCGGCGCGCTCGCCGAACGAGACGAACGGCGATGCCAGACCGGACACCCAGAAACTCACGGTCGTGCTCTCGGGCGGGTCGCCGATGACGCTGCCAACTTCGATACGTTGGCCTGGCGCCACGTAGACGCCGCGAGCGTTCATCTCGAACTTGTGCTTCTCCTCGATCAAACCATTGCAGTTGGGACATTGCAGGTGCGCGAGCCGGCGCGCCTCGATCGGCGTAGCATCCCGCTCGATCCGCTCCTTGCCGCCCTTGGGCGTGATGTCGACCTTGGGAATAACCAGGCAGTCGAACCGCGGAACGAAGTAATCGCCGCAGTGCGGGCACGGCCAGGCCCAGTGATACCGAGTCCCGCGCTGCCACAGCTTCCAGATCGGACTGTCGAGCCCCGCCATGTCGTCCTTGTCGACGACCTTCCAGAATTCAAGGCCGGTCCGGTCGTCGGTCTCGATCTCGACGGCTCCGACGGTCGGGGTCGAGGTCACGCCGAGGGTGAAGTCGGCATGGGTATCGCCGCGGACTTCCAGCAAGCGGACTGGATCGCCTTCGCCCTTGACGTTCTTGGACATCCCATCCCGTTCGTCGACAATGGCAAGCCCGGCGGGATCGGACTTCAGCTGGTTGGCCGAGCCCGCCCAGGCCAGACGCACCGACACGCCCGAGACAATCTTGCGGGTCTTCTTGTTCTTCTTGCCGCGCGCCAGCTTGGCAGCCAGGCTCGTCGACCGGTTCAGCGCATCGTCGAACCGCGGCTCAAACTGGTCGGTGACGAAGTTCCGGTCGGGGCCGGCATAGATGATCGGGACCGGGCGCTGATCGAGCCGCGACAGGATCACGTCGATGACGCTTTCCGTCTTGCCGCTCTGTCCTCCCGTGACGAGCACCACCGTGTTGTAGAGCGGGTCGTCGAAGGCTCGCACGAACGGGATCACATACGGCGTGACCGCAGGGTCCTTCGGTCCCGGCCGCCCAGACGACAGCGGGAACACACGGTTGGTGCGCGCCCACTCGTCAGCCGGCACCTTCTTCGTCGGGCGCAGGATCCTGATCGCCCGATCGATAAGAGTCGCGAAGTTTTTCGATGCGATCGGCCACTTCGGCAAGCGCGTCATCCACCTCTCGCTGCAACAGCGAGCGCTGTTCGATGTTGCGGGTCACGCGGGCGGGGATCGCATTGACGCGAGCGACCACAGCGCCGGCGACCTCGTCGACCAGCGTCATGGCCTCCGCCAGCGGGACCAGTTCGCGCTCGGCCTGAGCGACCGCCAATTCCTCCTTCCGCGTCCGAACGTCCTGCAGCCGGCTATGCGACGCCGTCTTGCTGGAGCGTCGCGCCTGGTCCTTCAGAAAACGAATGTAGCCCTGGACCACGTCAACCACGCGGTAGCGCCCGCGCTCGACCTTTGGGATCCAACCATCCTTCGACAGCCGCCTGATCCATTCCGGTGTGACCATCAGCAACTTGGCGGCGACATCGGGGGCGATCGTGCCCGCCGCGTCATCCGCGCCACGCGCACCCGCCGTCTTCGCCATTTCCGCCGATCACTTCCTGAAAGTTGTGCCATCAACTTTCAACCGAATGCACCACATTCTGCTTGGCTTGTGCCGAGATCAGAGCGTGTATGGCGACCACCGACGGAGACCAATATGCGCCGCCCCGACAATCGCCAGGATGCCCTCGACGCCTTCATCACCCGCAAGGCCGATATCGACCTAATGCTCAAACGGCTGAGAGACCTCAGCGACGATCATTTTGGATACAGCCCCGAAAGTATCACCTGGTCTCATGTCGAAACGATCGCTCACTACGCCGAGCGGCTCAAGCAAATTTCTGACGCGGCCTTCAAGGAAGGCGAATACGCGGAATAACCGCCAAAGCTCCTCACCTTCCCCCGCGCGTTCAGCGACCGCGGGGCTTCAGGCCGTAGCAGGGTCGCGATGGTCGCGGCTCGCTGCAAGGAGCCTGCAACATGCCCAAGCTTTCCGACGCCCAACTCGTGGTCCTCTCCGCCGCCTCTCAGCGCGACGACCGTTCCGTCCTTCCCCTGACGCTCAAGCACAAGGGCGCCGCCGCCGACAAGGTGCTCAACAGCTTGCTGCGCAGTTCGCTGATCGAAGAATGCCCCGCCGGACTCAACGATGAAGTCTGGCGACAGGCAGACGACGGCACCCGCCTGGCTCTGCGCGCAACACCGGCGGCGTTCGAGGCGCTTGGCATCGCGACCGAGACAGCCGCGCCAAACGAACCGCCAGCGCGAGATAACGACGCCGCGCCGGACGCCGTCGTGACGACCGACGCCAAGCCCACCAAGAAGGCTGGCGCCCACGCCAAGAAGCAGGGACCGACGAAGGCCAAATCCCAAGGCAAGTCGAAGTCCAAACCGGCGCCCCAGGCCAAGACGAAGGTCAAGTCCAAGGGCAAGCCTACGCCGAAGCCCGCGGCCAAGGCCGCAGCAAAGGCACAGAAGGCCAAACCCGCTGCCTCCAAGAAGCCGGGCGCAACCCGCGACAACAGCAAGCAGGCCCAGCTGATCAAGATGCTCGAACGCTCCCAAGGAGCAAGCCTCGACGAGATCGTCAAGGCGTTGGAGTGGCAAGCGCACACCGTGCGCGGCGCTATCGCCGGAGCGCTGAAGAAGAAGCTCGGCCTCGACGTCCAGTCCGAGAAGGACGAGCGACGCGGGCGGGTCTATCGCATCGCCGCCTGAGGCATCTCGAAAGGCTGACCGGTGGCGGCGTGGACAGCGCGGCCACCGGTTATATCTTGCCAGCGCTGCACGATCACATCGACGTATTTTGGGTCCAGTTCGATCAGCCGCGCCCGCCGGCCGGCGCGCTCCGCCGCGATCATGGTGGTTCCGGAACCGCCGAACAAGTCAATCACGACATCCCGGCTCTTGGACGAATTGCGAATGGCGCGCTCGACCAGCGCCACCGGCTTCATCGTCGGGTGCAGGTCGTTCTTGGCCGGCTTGTCGACGAACCAGACGTCGCCCTGGTCGCGCGCGCCGCACCAGAAGTGCTCGGAACCCTCCTTCCAGCCGTAGAGGATCGGCTCGTATTGGCGCTGATAATCCGAGCGCCCGAGCGTGAAGGTGTTCTTGGCCCAGATAACAAAGGTCGACACCCGACCTCCCGCGTCCCTGAAAGCCTTCTGCAGCTTTCCGATCTCGTAGGTCGACATGCAGATGTAGACAGCACCCTTGGTGACCGCGAGGATGTTGACCGCGGTGTCATAGAGCAATTGGCCAAACGCCTCGCCGAGCGCGTCATTGAGGATCGGCCGGCCCTTCGGGCCTCGTTTCGCCCGAAACCTGTCCTGGGCCGATTTGCCGTAGTCCACGTTGTAGGGCGGGTCAGTGAAGGCCATATCGGCCAGTTCGCCATCCAGCACCTTCTCGACATCGGAGAGCACTGTGGAATCGCCGCACAGCACCCGGTGATCGCCGCAAATCCAGATATCGCCGGGCCGGCTGATCGGGTCGTTCGGCGGCTCCGGCACCTCGTCGGGATCGCCGTCGACGTCAGCATCGATCTGCAATAGGCCGTCGATCTCGTCCTGATCAAAGCCGGTCAGCGTCAGGTCAAAACCGACCGCGCGAAGGTCGCCGAGTTCGAGGCGCAAGAGTTCGTCGTTCCACTCGCTTGCCTCCGTCAGCCGGTTGTCGGCGATGGCGTAGGCCTGGCACTGCGCATCGGACCAGCCGCTGGCGACAATGGTCGGCACCTCGGTCAGGCCTTCGAGCCTCGCGGCCTCAAGCCGGCCGTGGCCTGCGATCAGCATCCCGTTTTCGCGCACCAGCACGGGCATGGTCCAGCCGAATTCGCGGAGCGAGGCCCGGAGCTGTTCGATCTGCTCCTCGCCGTGAATGCGCGCATTGCGCGGGTTCGCCGAGAGCCGATCGATGGCCCACAGTTCGACCTTGGCCGCCGGCCAGGCGACCTGAGATTTGACGGGTGAATTCATTTGGAGATACGCGCTCGCTAATCGGTCAAACCCAACTGACCGCGATTTGCCTAATTCGAAGATTTCGAGTTAGCGGAACTTGATTTTATTGGGTTTTTCGCTTTTCAAACCCAACCAAACTGAGGTTTTTCGATCTGGAAAAACGCTCGTTTACCGGGCGGCGGCGCCGCCGCTTATGAGGCCCCCCGAGGAAGGACCCGTTCGTTCGCTCGACTACACTGTGGCTCTCGCCGCTGCTGCATCCGCTTCAATCCCATCGATCTAACATCCGGACTCAGCACTGTCAGCCCCCAAAAATGTACCGGTACACTTTTCGCTCTCGTACGCTTCGCACTCACTCGACTGCGCTCCGCTACTTGTCAGCGCGGCAGCATCCGTCGGATCTCATGACCGATGCGGGAAACGATCGCAGCAACCCCGCGCTGCCACGCCGCCGCGCTGGTGTCCTTCACCAGTTCGCGTCCGATGTTCGGACCGTAGAGCCAGCGGATGGGAAGACGCTGCTTTGACATGCGGACGAAGGCGCGACCGAAGCCCGTGATGACGAAGGCGTGCCGGAAGATCCGTCGCTTGTTCCACGGCGCGGCCGATACGCCCCTGATCCGTTGAACACCGCCGAACCAGGCGATGTTGGTTTCGTCGCCGCGCGCCTTGAGCCGGTAGGTTAGCGTTGCTGGCGTCGAACGGATCG